GGCGAGCGTCGAGTAGACGTAGAGCTTTTCCATGTTGTTCCCCTTTCGTTTCGGTTGGCTTGCGTGGGTAGTTCGGTAGAAGTCGCCCCGGCGTGATACCGGGGCGACGTTACGGATCGCGGGAAGTCCCCGCGCCGCCTGTTACATGCCGCTGTAGCGAGTGACCGCGTACGGGCGCTTGAGCATGACGCCCGCCGTCGCGTTGACGTAGTCTTCGACGTACGCTTTCGCCTGCTTTTCCACGCCGAGCAACTGGAACTTGGCGGGGACAACCTGCGCCCACGTACGGGAATCGTCGGACGCTCCGTCTTCCACGGCGTCGGCGTAGCAGTACGCCACGTTGGCGCCGCCGTTCGCGCCGTCGAGTTCCGGAGCGGACTCGATACGCACGTTCGGATACGTCTTCCGCATCCAGTCTTCGACGCTCACGCCGAACTCGGACGAAACGCCCAAGTAGGGAACGAGCGTGTTCGCCAGTGCGAGGGTAATCGGCGTCTTGCGGGAATCGATGACGCCTTTCCCCTGCGTCTGCAACTTCGCCAGCATCGCGCGAATGTCGGCGGTGATTTCCAGCATCGTTTTGAGACTCCACAACGGGGAGCCTCCGGCGCCGTTCGCCACGTTGACGTAGGCCGCCAACGACGGATCGTTCAGGAAACCATACGTCCGGTTCGTGCCGCTGTTGAAGCCGTAGAAGCCGATACGGTTACGCGAGATTTCCAGCGCGACGCCGGAATTCCCGCGCTTTTCGGCCGCGGAGTTGACGTTCATGCGAGCCGCGCGCGCTTCGTCCAACTTGCCGACGCGCATTCCCATTTCGAAGCGGACGACGGTACGGCGTTCGAACGACGGCGCCCAGCTTGTCAGCGGGATATTGCTGTAGTCGGAATACTGCGCGGCGATGCCGGTCGGCTCCAACACGCCCTGCACGATTTCCTCGTCCTCCCACGATCCTGCGGTCGAAATGCCGACGAGCAAATCGATGTTCCGCGGAGCGGTCATGGTGCGGACGAAACCCGGCAACCAGTTTTGCAGGAACTGGATTGGCGTTCCGATCGTGCCCGGCAGGGTCGTACCCTGCAAATCATCCATGCCGAACGCGTGCGCCTGTTCGGCCATCATGGCGCGAACATCGCGTTCGGAAAGGTTGATGCCGATTGCGCCGAGCGTGGCGAACTCCGCGACGGCCGCGGCGTCCATCACGAACGGGCGGACGTTGCGTCCGCTGATGTTGCTTCGTGCGGTGGTGTTCATGCTGTTTGTTTTCCCTGTTCGATTGGTGGTAGGCGGTCGCGGCCGGTCGTTAGACCGGAACCGCCGTGCCGAGGGCCGGGCCGTTGAGCGCGATCACGGCAAGCCCGGCGACGCCCGACTTTTCGTAGCGCACGACGGTTGCTCCCGGAACGATCGCATTGCCCGCGCCCGGCGCGGTGCCCGGAACCTGCGTTGCGAGGATTCCGGTTGCGGTCGCGTAGATGACTTGGTCGCCGATGTTGGCAGCGGCCGCGGGCAGCGTAACGAAAATGCCCGGCGTCATTTGCACGAACTCGCCGGTTTCGCCGTTGGCGAGCGTGAGCGTGGGGGCGAGCGTGCCGCCCGCGACCGTGCCGCGCGATGCGTACGCCTTCGGATTCGCGAGGATGCCCGCGAAGACGCCCGCGCCGCCCGCCGTTACCTGCCCTTCGGCGGCAAGGTGGGTGAACGCCCGGCCTACGACGTTGTTCGCGGCGTCGGCGCTGTTGAGGATCGCGGGTTGTGCGTTGAGCGGACCTTCGAAAGCCAGTTCGCCCACGTTACCGGCCGCGATATCCATTGCGACAGTGGATGGAAACATGATTGGTAATCCCCTTGTGTTGGTCGAGTGTTTCGCCGTTCCCGCCGATTACTTGGCGGGTCCGTCGAGGTAGGCGGCGACGGCAGAGCCGGGCTTCGCGTCGGTCGCCGACGTGACGACAGCGCGCGGAACGTCGCGGTTGTGGAGATAGCCGTCGAGCGCGGCACCCTCCGAACCCTTCGCCACGGTGAGCCCGAGCTTTTCGACGCCGTACGCGATCACGCCGTCGAGGGTCATCGAAGCATGATCGAACGTGCCGATATGCTGCGACAGCTTCGACGCGAGCGCGTCACGCTTGGCGACGTGTTGGATCATCGCGGCGGCGTCCATGGCGGCGGCGGGCTTGGCTTCGACGGCCTTCGCGATCGCAGCGAGCGACTTCCCGATTTCGCGAATCGCTCCATCCATCGCCCCGAGCTTGGCGGCGGCGTCGATCGCGGCGGCGTCCGACTTGGCCTTTTCTTCGGCCGCGGCCTTCGCCTTTTCTTCGTCGGTTCCGCCCTCGTCGCCTGCCGCCGGAGCCGCGGCGGCGCCCGCAAGCTTGCCCTTGATTTCTTCGACGGACGCCAACAGCGGCGCCAGCTTTTCCAGTGCGGCTTTGATTTCGGCCAGTTCGCCGCCCTCGTTGCCGCCTTTGTTTTCATCGCTCATGTTGTGAGCCTCCATTGAGTCAACTGTGAAAGTGAAATGATCCAAAACGGCAACGTCCGGACCCATGCGGCCCTGCCCGACTAAGGCAAGGTGATTACCCCGTATTTCGCGCTGTACTACGTCATACGGAATTCCGTTGAAGACTCCCGGTGTCCAGTCGTACCGGCATCGGTAGCCCAAAGATAGTTCACGCTTCCCGTTGTCGATGACGTTCGCCATCGCTTCCGAAAAGACCTTGAGGTTGCCGCGGAGGTATTCACCGTCGAAAAAAACTTCCTCCCCGATGACGCCATGAACGCCCTTGCGTTCGGCGGGGGTTAGCCCGTCGTCTTCGCTCCCGAGCATCACGTGTTCGTCAATCCACGGGATGAGGCGCAACGATGCGAGGCATTCGGCGTCGGCGAGTTCGGTCGCCGGGCGATACACGGCGTAACGCTTGCCGGGCTCCGGTGCGCCGGGGATCGTGGCGCCGAGATACGGGAAGACGCCCACCTTCGATAGTGGGTTTCCCTTGACTTCAAACCAACCGTTCAAATCCGCGATTCGCGCGGTAACGTCCGCGCGATCGAACGCGATCGCCCCTTGACTCCCCATCCCCTTAGCCCTCCCCGAGCTTTAGGATCGGACGCATCGTACACCGGCAGTTGGGCGCTTGTCCCGGAATGCCCCGCTCCCCGGTCTTCCGATCGATGATCGGGAGGTCGGCGAAGCTGTAAACGTTGCCGCTCATTTCGACGTGATCCGGGCGCGGCTTCTGTCCGCCGCCGGTATGTATCCATTCGAACTCGCCGATGCCCGCCGCTTGCATCCGGCCTTTGTTGATGCCGTTGTATGTCTTGCGCGTTTGGTCGAGCGCCATGTTCCGCGCGTGGCGTTCCGTGATCCCCTTTTGCTTCGCGAGGAACGGTTGCAGGTCTTGCAACCCGTTGCCCGTCGTGATCGATCGCATGACCGCCGATTGAACCTTGCCGAGATACGCTTTAGGAATCGACTTGATAAGCCCGACGTTTTCCGCGACGGAGGCTTTCGCGATTTCGGCCACGGGGCCGCGCTTGAGAATGTCCGTCTTGAGCGTGACGCCCGAGCTAACATCCTTGAGCGATCGCGTCAGTCCGGTTTCGCTATCTTTCAAGACCGACGAAACCATTCGCTTCGACAACCCGCGCGCGGCTTCGTTGAACAGTACCGAGAATTCGGAGATAAGCGCGTTCATCAAAATCCGCGACTGGCTGGAAATACTCGCGTCCGTCGTGACGTGCGATTCGATCGCGACTTGCGAGGTAAAGAGTTTCGTTACCTCGCGTTCCGTCTTGCCGATCATTTCGGCTAACAGCTTGTCCAACTCCGACGCGTAGCGCGCAGCGTGCGCCACGGACGGACGCAGGATGCCGCCGCGGTTCATCGCCTGCGGCGGAGCCTTGCGCGGTAGCAGGCGTCGTGCCACGCGTTAGGCGCCTTCGCCTACTGCGTCGGCGATGACAACGTAATCGCTCGCGCCGTAATCGCCTTCGATCAACGTTGGCGCGACGCCCGCTTGTCGTGCGGCGGCGAGCGAATGGTGCCCGTCGAGAATGATCCGGTATCGGTTGCCCTGCGCGTCCACGAACACCGGCGTAACTTGCACGTCGTAATCCGACAGCGCGATTTTCTCCGACACGATGCCCGGATCGACAAACGTTTGATTCGTGACGAGTCGAACGCCGTCGATCGAATCGGCCGCGACCGCGCCCGGCACGTTCTCGGTAACGGGTTCGTCGGGCAGTTCCGGCGTTGCCTCTTCGATGCCGTAGTAACCGGAGTCGCGATCCTGCCGAATGCGGTTGCGCACGTCGATAGCATCGATCGCGCCCGCGGTCACTAGCGCGGCGTCGGCTTCGGCCTTCGTCTTGTTCGTCGTGGCGAGTTCGGTTGCCGTGGGCGAGTCGAGCGGCGCCCATACCACCGACGTAGACAGCGGCGCGGACAGGTTGCAAGCCTTCATCACGTGTGACCGCATCACTAACAGGTGATGACGTTCGACAAGCGGCGTCAGGTCGTGCGCTTGGATCGACTCCAACTCTTCGTGATAATTCGACTCGTCGTATTCGCCCGTTGCGTTGAAGCCCTTCGGCGTCGTGCCGAGTAGCTTCGTTGCCGGAACGTTGGCCGCGGCCGCAACGATTTGATACTGGCTCATGATGACCGCGTCTAGGTCCGCGAGCGAGGTATCGGTTTGCGTTACCGAATCTCCCTCTTTGTCAATGAGCTTTACCGCGTAGTTGTCGCGATACTGCGCCCACGACGCCAACCGTTCGATTAACTTTTCCTCGTCCGCCATTGCCTCCTCGATGTTGGTCGCGAAGACCGTCGAACGCTTCGTCATCGCCAGTTGAGGCGCTTCGTTGGCTGTACGTTCCGCCGCGTAGACGCGTTCCAAAATGCGTTGCGGGACCGATACGCCGCCGTAGAGGTAAACCGGCTTGAGAATGTCGGCAACGTCGCCGTTGCGGAAGATGACAAGGTGCGAGCGGTGGTATTTCTTCCCGTTGATGTTCCACCATGTAGGCTCGTAGAAGTTCGGCGACGATGGATCGGCCGCGGCCGCGGAATCCAGTTCGGGCGAACACCAATACGGGTCAACCTGCACGATGCCTTTGTAACTGCCGGGCGTGACGCCGTCCGGGTTGAAGGGCTTTTCGTAGTATTCCGCGTCGGTCGATTCAACGCGGAACAATGCGATCCGGATTCCGAAGACGCGACCGCGGCTCACGAATTGGCGCATATGGTGATTGAGCCGAAAGCGTTCGTCAGCTTTCTTGATCGTGTGCAGAACCTTCGTGTCGAGGTCGCCCCCGTCATCGCTCACGACGGTATAGCCTTGCCGGATCGCATCGCGCGCAGGCATGGCGCACGCCTTGTCGATCAACCAATGCTGTGCGATATATGCGCAGAGTTGGTGCCCAATAAATCCTTGCGCAAGAAACCATCCCGTCAGCGCATCGGACAGTACGCCGCCGCTCCCGCCGTACGCGCGCTTGATCGTTTGCACGCCCGCGGAATCGTCCATGACGCCCGTCTGCGCGATCGGAGCGACGGCCAACGCTCGCGCCAATGAAGCGTTGAACATGCGTTCGCCGCGCCCGATGCGGGGCGCCGTGTCGAAGCCGAAGAATCCGCGCGCGCGATGCACGACGGAAGCGACAACAGCCGTTGCCCGGTTGCGGTTGAACATAAGTTGTCCCCTAGTACGTGAAGAATCCCCGGCGCCGCGGCGTGCGCGGGCTGTAGACGATCATAACCGCATCCCCGAGATTGGGCGATTTGCTCCCGTCCGGGGTCTTGTTGATGAGAATTTTCCCGGCGCCGTTTTGAGTGAACGTCGGTTGCGATAGCTCCGTCGTAAGTTTCGACAGCATCGGCAACCCGGAGTCGAGCGAAACGAGTTCGTCCGGGTCGTACTCCGCGCCTTCCGTTACGGCCCGGTGCGTGATTTGGAATCGAACGCGCAACGCCCACCAACCTTGCGCCTTCCTGTTCGCGAAGAAATCTTTGTTCGTCCGCTCCACCTTGTCGCGTTGCTCGCGGTTGGCGGTTGGAATTGGGCCGTCCGGATCGATCACGGTTTCCGATCCGCGGAACGGTTCGAAGTCGAGTTCGCTTGCCTTCGCCGCCTTGCGCCGTTCGTTGATGACGCGCGCGTCGCCGCGTACGCCTGCGCCGAGCCCGTCGCTATCGAACAAGACCGAATCGTAATCGCCGTTGTCCGCTTCGTTGAACGCTTTTTCGACGGTCCCGAATATGTCATCGCCCTTGCCGCTCCATTCGCTCAGGTCGCGTAACACGATGCCGTGCCGCCCGGCAAACGCGTTCAAGTCCCGGCCTTCGTCCGCAACGTCGAGTGCGCCCAAGCGCGCGCCGGTTGGAGTGATGCCTAGTTTCTTGTGCGCGTCGATCGCGCTTTGTATCCATGCCTGCGGGATGACGATGCCGGTTTGCGACGCTGTGTAGTTGCGGTCGATTTCCTGCGCGATGACTACCGGGTCGAGTTGACCGACCTGTTTCGCGTACCACGCGTCATCCTTTCGCGGATCGTCGCGCCAATCGAAAACGAACACTTCGATCTTCCCGCCGTGCCGCTTCGTCGCGAACGGGTTCGCCGAACCGTTGACCGACGACAGGTCGATACGGCAGTTCGTCGTGGCCGACAACGACGCTTCAACCAACATGGGGCGTTCTAGGAACGCGGCTTCATCCACCATGTACAACGACGTGCGGTCGCCGCGGCCGATGCCGTCGCCCGCTTCGCCCGTCATGACCGAGCCCGTCGCCGGGAACGTCAGGCGCATATGCGGGGCGTGTCGCTTCGCATCCCAACCGCCACGGAACTCAGGCGGTAGATACCGCATGAACTCGCGCGCTTTGTAGAACAGGGACTTCGGCGAGTCGAGCTTGTCCACGTACTCCTCTTTGCGTGATCCGTAGCCGACGACGAACCCCGAATGGAATATGCAAAGCGTGCAACCGAGCGCGGTAACGATCCACGACAACCCAACGTCGCGGGACTTTTCAATCAAGCCCGGTTCGCTAGTGCGCCACTTACGCAAAATGTAATCGATACACTCGCGTTGCTTTGGAAACAACACGAACGGCACGACGGACGGCAAACCCTTTTCGATGTTGCGCGGGTCGAAGGTGACGCCCCAATCGTTGATGAAGTCGGCCGGGCTCTCGCGATAGTGCGCCTTGAACGCGGCGAGCAACCCCGGATCGCTACGGAGCTTCGACAGTACGCCCAACCGATGCGCGAAAACCGCCGAGTAATCCGGATTGCGGAAGTCGAACGCGAACGGTAGCGCCACGCTACTTGGCGCCCCGGCCCGTCATTACGGCCGCGTAGATTTCGCCCGCCTTGCGCGCGTCCACTTCGGCCACGATCGCCGCGCTGGGAATCGGCCCGCCGTTCGGCCCGGAGTGTTCGTGCTTCTCTACGAACAGGCCGAGATATTTCGCGAGGTTCGTAAGCGCGCCGTCTTGATCGCGCGTCTTGATTTCGATTCCGTTTTGCGTCGTCTTGACGCCCGCAAATAGCTTGCGGCCCGCGGGCGACAGCGAATGGATATCGGCGACGTACACGTCTAGCTCGCCGTCGCCGTCGCACGCGTTGCAATCGGGATTCGGTTTCGCGTTGCGATCGAACCCAAAGCCGCCGCCGCAATCGGGCATTGGCTTTTCGGGCGCGCGCGCACTCTTCGTCGCGTTGTAGTCGATCGTGCGTGCGATCGCGATTCCGTATTCGGTTTCGTTGCGCCATTGGTAGCGCCCTTCGAAGCCGTAGCAATGACGGCAACAGAAACGACGAGTACGCGACAGTTCGGAAGCGTCGGCCGTTGCGATCGTCAACCACTCGCGAAGGATCATCGTCGCTTCGGCGATCACGGGTGCGGCCGCGGCGTCGCGGAGTTGGGCAACCCTTTGCACGATCTTTGCGTCGTTCGCCAGCTTCGATGCCGAAACTTCCGGATTCTTCGCGGCCACGCTGTAGCCCGCCGCTTCGTACGCGGCCAGTACGCCCCGGCAATCCGGCTTGGCTAGCTCTTGGGCGAACGTTTCCTGTTTGGCGGTAAGCGTAGTCATAGACATATACGCTACGTGAAGGTCGGCCACGACTCAACTACCCGAGTTCCAACGCACGGGTATTCCGCGGGTGGGTACGCTAAGTTGTTGATTGCTAACTCTTTTTACTACTCAATACCCCAATACCCTCACTTTATGGATAGTTGATAGGGATAGTACGTGCGCACGTATATGTATATGGCATATCCTTAACTACGCATATGTATTACCCCCGGAGACGGCGCCCGGCGCGGGGTATCGGTAAGTCATTGATTCTGTTATACCCGCGTCGCTATTGACGGGAGCGACAATATGTATATGATTCGCGCATGACTACGACGACGCGATCCGAAGCCCTCCACGCGGGCCGGAATAAATATTTCACGGGCAAGCCCTGTTCGAAAGGGCACGTTACCGAGCGTTACGTTCAATCGTCGGCGTGCGTTGCGTGCGTCCGATTGAATGCGTACGCGTCGCGAACGGCGGCCACGCCTGCGACATTAGAGCAACGAAACATATACGCCGACGCGGTTCGCCCGCTCCGGACGCGCGTCGCGCTGCGTGAGCTTGACGTGATCCGGGGGCTCGCCGAAGCCTTCCTAGCCGGGCGCTTCCCGGTCCTGTTGGAGGACGCGCGCGTGTCGTTCCGCCCGCCGCTACGGATGACGCACAAGGCTGGGGGGACGGCGATCGTTCGGCTCCCGGTGCATCGCGACGACGAAGCCACCTTGCGCGCGATTTGCGATGCGTCGCTCGCGTCCCTGTCCGCCGACAACCTAGCCCGAGCCAAACAGCCATGACCGAACCTGTTCGCCCTCCCTACGATAACGCCACGCTTCGCGCGCCCCGCAACACAAAGCCGCATATCGCATTGCGCGACGGTTGGTGGCGCGTGTCGCCGCGGCCGCGGTGGATCGTAGAGGGACGCGGTTGGTCGCTCGCCCACTCTTTCGTAATCCAGCGCAACCGCCCGGCGGCGCGCTTATCGTGCCGGTGCGCCCTGCCCGACGCTGGGTAATCTGGGGCTGTTGACGCGACCGTCAGTCCGTGCGACGATGCGTCCGTACTTACCCCGGAGCGAAGCGCAATGAACATCAACGTTAAAGACTGGTTCGCGAAACAAATCGCGGCGCACGTAGGGTTGTCGTCCGATGCGTACCACGCGCAAGAGTTGCCGCGAACGACGCACGTCCGCGACGTTGTTGTCGAACTCGCGGACGCCGCGTCGAGCTTGTTAGACGAAGGCGGCCCCGAGAAATTGGAACGACTGCGCGTCGCGCTCGCGGCCTTCACGCCGCCCAAGCCCGAACCTTATGTAACCATCACTCATGGGATGCGCGGATACTTCGCCGTGCTGTTGCATTGGAACGAAGACCACGGCGGGTTTTGGGAGCCGTGGAACACGTCGGACTTTTCCTATTCATCGCGCGCCGGGGCGGAGCGTGACGGCAAGGCGTGGGCCGAAGCCGAAGGGTTGGAGTTCAAAGCATGAACGACAACGATACCGACGAGGCCGTTTGGCTCGCGTTGGCGCAGTCGTCCCGCGCCTTTAGCAACCTGCCCCCAACAACGGTTGCCGTACTCATTCGGCGCCAAACGCTGCGACGCTTCACGCCCGCCCAAGCCCTCGCGTCGCTCTATCGATTGGAGTCGGCCGGGCGCGTGGAGTGCATCGGCGATCGCATGTCGAACGACGCAGGTTGGAGGGTCAAGAAATGACCGATCGTCGTTATATGCGCGTCGCCGTGCGCGAAGTCGGCGAAGATGAAATCACCATTCACGCGGCGGGCGACGGCGGCGGCAACTACGACACGCTATGCGGAGTCTCCACGTCTGACGACATGTTCGAAGAAATCGACAGCGCGCCCCGCGGCCGGATCAACTGCGTTACCTGTTGGAACGTGTACCGGCTTGCGCGCACGTTCAACGCGAACGACTTCACAACTAAGACGAGGGGGAGTAATGGCGGGGAGTGAGTTCAAGGCGACGCATACGGGCGTCGTCATCGTGCGCCGGTCGGGGCGATCCAATCACGATATCCGGCAACGCATCCCGCTTCGGGAAACGGCCCTGTTTTTCGTCACGCATCGCGGCACAAGGTTTAGCAAGAAAGACGGGCGGGCGGCGGGGGATAAAGGTTTGTTCGTCGCTTTGGAGGCGGCAACCGTGGAGGCTATCGGCGATGCGTGACGCTCCGCTCAACAGTTCGCAGGTTGTGCTACTGCGCACCGTCGCGCGCGGCAACGGGGATTACGTCCCGTTGACCGGGCCGACGCGCAATTTTCTTTTCCACGCGGCGAAGCGGCTCGCCGCGCGCGGGTTGTTGATCGCGGATAGCGCGCGGCCGCGTTGGTACAAACTGACAGACGCGGGCGTCGCGCGGCTTGCGGCATATCAAGGGGAACACCAATGAAGCGACCTTTCTACGATCCGCGCAGCGGTTGGCGCGGCGGGCTCACGTGCGGCTTTCTCGTCGCGTTGGCCTTCGTCGTCTACACGCAATCGGGAGTAACGTTCTAATGCCTGTTACCGGGGGAAGCGTTGCCATGCGGGAGGCGCACGCGACAGCCGTCGCGATCGTTCTCGCCGAACTACTCATGGGCCGGAGTTGCACGGCCGAACAGTTGCAGGCGTGGAGCGACACAATCCCCGACTGTGCGCCGAACTGGCTCGCGTACGAACTCACGTGCGACGCCCCGGCATGGTGGGTCGGACATATGGGGTACGTCGAGCAACGTTGGGCGGAGGTCGCTCACGACTGCGGCATGGACGGCGAATCGTTCCGCCCCATGCGCCCGATGTTCTACCCGCAGTTCTACGAAAAGTGCGCGGCTCACGTGCGCGCGCATCATCGGTTGCCGGAGGCTACACCGTGAACATGAAAACATTTAACGTCGTGGTCCAGTGCGACACGCCCGACGAACTCGCGCGCGTGCTGTTGCTCGCATCCCAAAAAGTTAAAGACGAAGTTTTTTCGTTTGACGAAATGGAGGTAGACGACGCGGCCGAAGTTGACACGTTGGACGACACGCGCGCCAGCATCAACCGGAGCGAATGACAATGGGACAGGCTCGCAACCGCGGATCGTACGAGGATCGCGTGGCGTACGCGGAAGCAACGGCGCGCGCGGAACAGCGTATGCGCGACGCTAACGCGCGAATGCGAATGCGCGCCACGATGGACCGGGCCGCGGAGGAACGAGCCCTTACGCGCGCCCGCGCGGCCGACGAGCGACGCCCGGTTGTGCGGGTTGGGTATCATCCGCCGCGATCGGCACAACTCCGCGTCGCGCTAGCGATGCTGGGCGCCCTCCCCTCGATGCTCGCCCCGCTTCCGCCGTCGCCACTACGCGCCGCAATGGATGAATTCGAACGCGAGATTCGGAGGAGCGAATGAAGCCGCTCACGCCTGCAATGCAAGACCTGTTAGACGCGATGCGTCGCGGCGCCCGCGTTCATTACATAGGTGGCGTTAACGCGTATTACTTTCGATCCGACACGAGGAAGCTTTGCACGAAACAGGTTGACGCGTTGCAGTCGCGCGGACTTGTTCGCGAAGTCACGCGCGATTGGAAAACGTACGTCGAGTTGTCATAGAACCGGGCTACCCGGCTAGTATAACACAAGTTGACCGCTCCGTCAACACTGGGCGGTAGTTGACGTGCCCGTCAATATATGCTATACTGCCGTTACGTTGGTACTCATGCCAACGCTAACCGGAGTGTTTCATATGGCGAAATTTCGCGTAGTGCGCGGCGGCCCAAAACCGGGCGGCGGTAATTGGGGAATCGGTACGACAGTCGAAGCGGAAACCGCGCGCGATGCCGTAAAGAAAAGCGACGCGGAGGAACGCAAGTCGGCCGCGAATACGTTCGGCGGATTGGTGGCGCCGTGTCACGTTACGCCGGTCATCGCCGTTTACGCCTTGATGCTCGTCCCCAAAGAGGAATGGAAATGAACCCACTCGCATCCACTCTGCCTGCGATCGACGGCGCCCCGCTCTTCATCGTGCGCGGCCCGCATTCGTGGGGGCGGTCGGCCACGATCGAA